TAGTTACTGTACTTTCTAATGCAAGTGGCGTTGTTGACGTTTCTGATGGCACAGCACTATCAGTAGCTGACGCAGACTAAGTAGTAAAAATGCAGATGACGGGGGTGTATGCTCCCGTCTATTTGCACATTTGGAGATTATAAATGGCAACGGGTGATACCGATATTAAAGTATGTTCTGATGCGCTACTTATGTTAGGCGCAAGTCCAATTTCATCTTTTACAGAAGGCACAGACGAAGCAAATATTTGTGATCGACTTTATCCAGACATTAAAATTAAAACATTGGCCAGTTATTCCTGGTCTTTTTCATTTAAAAAAACGCAATGCGCAAGGCTAATTACAACGCCTACTAACGAATACAAATATGAGTATCAAATGCCATCAGACATGATTGGCTTACCTAGGGCGGTTTATGATACTGAAACAACTTATGCAGTTCCTAGACGTGCATACACAATTCAAGGCAGAAAGATATTAACGAATTATGAAAAAATTTATGTAGATTACCAGTACGCTGTTACAGAAAACGAAATGCCACATTATTTTGTGCAACTTTTAAAATATCAAATGGTATGGCATTTGGCCTTACCTATTACTGAACAATTAGAAAAATCAGATTATTGGCGACAAGTAACACAAGGTATGCCGTCAGAAAATGGTCGTGGCGGTTATATGAGAACAGCCATGTCTATTGACGGACAAGGTAAACCTATAAATGCTATACAGGAATTTCCTCTTATTGATGTGAGGTATTAATGGCCCGATTTGTAAATATACAATCAAACTTTACAACGGGTGAACTTGATCCTCTTATTCGCGCTCGCGTTGATTTAAAATCTTACAATAACGCATTAGAAACAGCCAAAAATGTTATTATTCAACCACAAGGCGGTCTTAAAAGACGGCCTGGCACACAATTTTTGTTTGAGTTAGGCGGCACGCCAGAAAACGGTATTCGTTTTGTTCATTTTGAATTTTCTGTTGATGACAGTTACATGCTTATTTTTACAACAAATCGCATGTATGTTATTAAAAACAGAACATTAATTACAAACATTAACGCCTCTGGAAATGATTATTTAGATACTTCAGGAAATAATTTAACAGGCGCTAATATTAAACAAATGTGCTGGACACAATCTGCAGATACACTTATTTTAACTCATAAAGAATTTGCTCCTGTTGAAATTGTCCGCGGCGCAACTGATGCTGACTGGACAATATCCTCTCTTACGTTTGACTCAATTCCAAAATATGCTTTTACACCAGCATATAGCAATCCAGCTGGAACATTAATTCCCAGCGCAGTGTCAGGAAATGTTACTTTAACTGCATCATCTGGTATATTTAATAGTAGCCATGTTGGTCAGTATATTAATGTATCGCCACAAGGCCGTGCAAAGATTATTAAAATTAATGGTACAACAATTGTTGAGGCTGTTACAGAATATCCATTTTTTAATACAACAGTTATTGCAAACGGTAATTGGGAACTAGAAACTGGCTACGAAAATGTATGGTCTGTTTCGCGCGGATGGCCAAGAACAGCTACATTTCACCAAGGTCGTTTATTTTTTGGCGGCTCTAAGGCTAGGCCATCAACAGTATGGGGTTCTAAAGTAGGGTTATTTTTTGATTTTGAAGGTGATGAAGGGTTAGATGATGACGCGGTTGAAGCTACATTAGATACTAATACTTTTAATGCTATTACAGACATTCAATCTGGACGTGATTTACAACTCTTTACAACAGGGGGTGAGTTCTATGTTCCGCAAGAAGGTTTAAATCCTATTACGCCAGCAGATTTTTTCTTTAACAGCTCATCAGCTAACGGATCACGCGAAGGCATACGTGTTAAAAAATTAGAATCAGGCATGTTGTTTGTGCAAAGACAAGGCAAAACTATTAATGAGATTGCTTATTCTGATGTTCAACTGACATATATGACAACTAAAATTTCATTGCTTGCTGGGCATTTACTAAAAAATCCAACATCAATTGATTTACGCAAAGCTGTTGCAACTGACGAAAATGACTTGTTATTTATTATTAACGAAGATGACGGCACAATGGCTGTTTTTTCTTTACTTAAAGCGCAAGACGTTATAGCAGCTAGTCAATTTACAACTACGGGTAAATTTATTGATGTTGGAATAGATATTACAGATATTTATGTTGCAACTAAACGCGATGATAATGGCGTAGATAAATATTATTTAGAAGTGTTTGATGACAATACTTTTACAGATTGTGCAAAAAAAGGCGGCGCAGTAGCTAGTTTAGATATGTCACATATTGATGGCGCAACCGTTAATGTTGTATCTGACGGTTATGTTGAGTTAAATCAAACAGCAGACAATGCTGTTACTTTTGTTAATACACCTACAACATCTTGCGAGGTAGGATTGCCTATTGATGTTCAAGTTGTCACGATGCCAGTTGATTTAGCTGTTGCATCTGGAACGCGAATTGGCTTCAGAAAACGTATTGCTCAGGTAAATGCCTTGCTATATAAGACACAGAATATTAAAATTAATAATAATTTAGTGCCAATACGATCATTAGGGGCTGGAGCGTTAGATGATCCTGTTCCAGAATTTACTGGGACTAAAAAATTGTTTGGAATTTTAGGCTATAACAATGAGGGAAAAATTACAGTGACACAAGACTCCCCATTAAAATTAACATTATTAGGGCTGGATTACAGAGTTTCAGTCACACAGGAGAAATAAAATGTCTTGGCAAGCCATATCAGCAGCAGTATCAACGGCATATACAACAGCCCAACCTTATTTTGCTGCTATATCAGCAGCTACGTCTGTTATGTCGGGACTGCAATCATGGCAGCAAGGATTAAACCAGTCTGCTGCAAGTAAAATTAGAGCTAAACAAGTTGAACTAGAAGCTGATGTTAAAGCATTAAATAGAGAACAAGAAGGCGTTGTGTTAGCGCGTAATCAACAACGCATTGCAGCTTCACTTGTTGCTCGAGCAGCCGCTGGTAATACCGATCCTTTTAGTGGGTCAGCTGCATTATTAGCACAATACAATGAGTCACAGCTAGGTAAAGATTTATACATGCTTAAACAACAAGCAGAGCGTTATCGAAGTTATGGTGATGTTATGAATTCATTATTAACTGACGAAGCTGCGTCTTATGAAAAAGCTGGTTTTATGGGCTTTGTAGGATCGTTAGGTAAAGCCGCTTATGCTCTTGGACAAACTTCTACGCCAACTGACACGAATAGTTCTGATAGTTTAGTATCAGGGTATTACGAAGGTTATCCAACACAGCGTCAATTACTTGATAATTACGACGGCCCAACGTCTATGTTTGAAACTAATATGTATGGCTTAACTAATACAGATTTAGAGGTAGGCCCAAGATTTGACAGTAATGGATGGGGAGGCTACTAATGGCTAGATTACCTACCTATGAACGTCAAGTTATTAAAACCGATATTGGCCCAGCTGTTGGCACACAAAATCTTGAGGGCAATTCGCGTCAAAGCAAAGCTTTACAGGATTTGTTTAATCAAGCAGCTGTATACGCGGGTGAAGAGGCCAATAAGTATGCAGTTGAAAAAGCCACACAAGATTTTTTAGACCAGCCATTATCTGTTAAAGATTATGAAAACGCTTTGCGTAGCGGCACTGATCCTATTGAACAATTTAAACGTGGTGGTACAACTTATAACGATACTCTTAAAAAATTATATGGCCATCAAGCGCGCATGCAGCTTGGCTCGCAAACACAAGCGTCACAAGAAAGCGTATTAGCGCGTGTAAAACGTGGGGAATTAACTGATCCAGTTCAAATTAAAAAAGAACTAGAATCTTCTATTCGCGGTTATGGCAAAGCTGTGTCTGCTATTGATGTAGAACAAGGCATGAATTATATTTCAACAGCTACCACACACTCTAAATATTATTACAAAGCCGCTATGAAGGAGCTAGGTGATCAAGCCGAACTTCAAATGCAACTAACTGTTAATGGCATTATTGATCAATCTGCCCGTGGCTGGGAAACTTTTTTAGATACAGAAAATGATCCAGGCATAATCTCCCTACACAGGCAATCGATTTTAAAAGAAGCAATGGATACATTTAAGCTAACTGGCAAGGTGACAGAAAACTTAAATAAATTTAATGAAAAAATGGATAAAGTGTTGTTTGCTAAACTTGGCGACAAAATAGCTTTAGAAAATTTTCAAGACGGTACGACTAAAGATTCTTTAATGCAAGACATGCAATCAGGCAATAACTTTGGTATTTACACAAACTACTATAACAGTTTAACTGCTGACGAGAGAAATAAATTAGACACTGCTGTTAGCACAGCAATGAGCAATTTAGAACTGTCTAAATCAACGTCAGATGGTGTTACTACAAATCGCATATCACTGGCGACCGAAGGGGTAAATCGAGGTGACGTTTTAGATTTAAGTGATTTAGACAAAATGCCTAAAACACAAACACAACAATTCAAATATGATCTAGCTGTTAAAAAAAATGACATAAACACACAATTACAAAGCACTACATTTGCAAGTAGAAAAGCCATTGAAGATGAAATTAATAAAACATATGAAGGCGCTGAAAACACAGAAATTAGAAATGAACTTATTAATCATTTTCGGACACAATTGCAAAATTTAGATAAAAAGATTGTTGATGATCCAGTTGCTTATGCAGCAAAACACCCCGCGTTTAAAGGCCAAGTAAAATCTATTATGATTGATTCTAATAGGCTTAATGATCCAGATTACATTAGACAACTTAAAGTAGATTTTGCTGACCGACAAGCTGTAATACAAAAAATACGCACTGACAATCAACTTCCTAATTTAACTTTATTTAGTAAAGATGAAGTTACTTATTACAAATCTCAATTTGCAGCTATATCTGCTGGCGAAGGATCATTAGATAGTAAAATAAATAAACAGATTGGATTGGCTACTACAATGGTAGACGCTTTTAAAGGCTCGTCTTATTTGTTGTTTAAAGAGTTTGATCCTAAATCACCTTACGCGCATATTGGTAATTTAGTATTAGACGCAATGGAATCACCTACACCTAACATAGAAGATGTTAAATTGCTGGCAAAAGGCGATCTTATTGATCAAGGCTTGTTTGGTAAAATTAACTATGAGTTAGACGCAGACGAGATGCGAGGCGTTAATGACGCTCTTGGCGAAGCATTTGATGGCCCAAATAAAGCTATTGTAGAAACCAATGCGTTAAAAATTTATAAAGCGCTTAATGTGCAAAATGCGGGAACATTTGACGACGAACTTTATGAAAAAGCTGTTGAGATTGCTGTTGGCACAAATGGTGAGTATGGCGGCATTGTTGAATATCAAGGCAAAAAAATGGTTATCCCGTCATCAATAAAACGAGAAGATTTTACAGACGGGCTAATGAATTTTGTTAATTTAGAAGAATTAGCAATGCACCTTGTTGATAGTAACGGTGATCCTGTTGAAAATATTGGGCCAGGAAATTTACCTTACACTTTCACAATT